CGCTTTTCTTCGCTGGTCTCTTCCTTCAGCTCCGCCAGGCGGGCCTCCAGCTGTTCGCCGTTCATTTCGTCAAACTTCATCGTGTTTGACCTCCTTGGTCAGATTTTCCAGCCGCTCCAGCAGCGCCGTCCGGCGTTCCTGTTCAGCCTGTGCAGCCCGTTCCTCCGCCAGCTTCGCTTTCGCACTCTCCAGTGAGGCCCGCACGCTGTCCAGCGTCTGGCCTTCGGAAGCTGCCTGGATGTCAGTCTGCTCGTATGCCGGGAAGGCAACCGCCGACACCTCAAACACCTTGCGAATGCTCATGATCGTCCGCTTGGGGTAATCCGTGTCAATGTCTTCCCAGCTATCGCCATCCACAATGAACATGAAAGACATGCCACTCATGTCTCCGCGTTTCACTGCGGAGTAAAGCGCCCGCGCTTCCGCGTTGTTCTCGGTGTCGAGATCTACGCGGATCTCCATGCCACGGTCACTTACGACCATCTGCATGGTGCTGTTCTCGTTGTTGTTCCGGCTCCTGGCCAGCGGGATCATGCTGGTGTTGTGTCCCACCAGGAAGCGGACATCCTTCAGGTCGCACTCGTTCAGCGCGTCCTTGTCGATCGTTTCCTGGTACCAGCCCATGTCCGTGGCCTGGTCGAATACGATCGGCGTCCCCGTGATAAAGGTGCCGTGCTGTTCGTTCTCTTCGGCCCGGACCTCAAAGCTGAAGGCCCGCGTCTGCACGCACCCGCTCAGCCCTTCGCGCTTGTTCTCATTCATCGCTGTTCCCTCCGTTCTGGTTCTGTTTCCCTTCATCCACAAAGTAGTACTCGCCCCGGGCCGGTACGTGCTGGCCGATGCCATCCGGAAGCGGTTCGTAGTTGAACAGCGCCCGGATCTCGTCGATGGTCAGGATGCCCCGGTCCCCCAGCTGCTGCGCCATGGAGATCTTGCTGGAGATGTTCATGTACTGCAGCCGGTCGCCCGCGAAGGTGATGGCGTTCCCGCCGTTGCGCTCCCGCTCGGTGAACACCATCCGGGTCAGCGCGTCGCTCAGTTTGATGGCAAAGGGCTCAATCGCGCCATTATAAAAAGCGTCCAGCTCGTCGCCGGTCGCCTCGTTGCGGATCACTTTCTCGGACACCCCGAAGTAGTTGCAGACGTTTTCCCGGATCAGCTTCTGCTGTTCCGCATCCACCTTGTACCCGTCCTGTTTGATCTGCTGGATGTTCGCGAACTGGTTCCCGAACAGGAGCAGGCCGCCGCCTCCGCTCTGGAAGTTGTTCTTATCGAACCGCTCCCGCTCTTTCCGCAGATCCTCATCGAACACCTTGCCCGTCAACTGTGCCATAAAGCGGTAGGTGGCGCCGTTCTTGACGCCCTCGATGATCCCCTGGTTTACCATGTTCACCAGCTCCATGGTGGGCATCAGGGCCGTGTTTTTCTCCCCGAAGACGTCATCCTTCAGCTGGTGCTTCGTGATCACCGCGCACCGCCGCAGCATGACGCTCCGCTTCTGGCCACCGACAAAGGTGTATTTCAGATACGGCTCCCCGCTCCTGTCCACCACCTCACAGGTGGAAGGCAGCGCCGGGAAGTACCCGGTGACCTCGCCCAGGTCGTCCAGCAGCGGAACCACGAACAGGTTGTTCTGCACCTCGTAGATGTTGGAACACCTCTCCAGGAACTGAGGCCAGGTATACCAGGGATTCGGCGCGCTCTTCGTCGCCGTGTACAGCTTCGTCCGGGCCGTTCCCTGTATCCTGTACTGTAGCTTTCCGATGTGCCGGGCCTTCGCGTCCACAGCCGCCCGCACCAGCTCGCACTCGTAGATCTGGCCGCCCCAGCTGCTGAACACCGGCGAGTAGGCCGTCAGCGTCTGAAACCGTCCTTCCGCCGGCGGATTCTTCGGCGCCCTGCCAAAGATCCGGTCAATCAGTCCCATCGTCTTCACCTCTTGTTGGCCAGCTGTCCGGCCATTTCCTCGTAGTAGTTATGCCGCATACAAATCGCGTCCGACAGGGCCGCCATCCCGTCGATGTGGGCCCTTTGGTTCATTTTGATCAGGCGCCGCCGGTTCGTCCCTTCCTCGAACTTCAGCGCCGCGTCCAGCATGTGCACCTTCATCAGGTCGTTGTCATTGATGCACCGGAGCCGGCCGTCCTTGATCATGCCCTCCATGTCGATCAGCACGCCGGTCAGGTTGCTCCCCTGGCTGACGCTCTCCAGCGTGTAGCCGAATGACTCCATTTCCTGGCACCAGTAGGCAGCCGAGTATCTGTCATATCCGACCTTCAGCGGCAAGATCTCGTACTGCCTTTCCAGCTTCTCAAACCAGGCCGTCACGTCGTGGTAGTCCACCGTGTTCTCGCCGCTGATGGTCAGCAGCCCCCGCTGGGCGTAGATGCGATACGGGAGCCCGTCCTGCTGTGTCGCTTCGTCCACCTTGTTTGCCGGCATGAAAAACTGCGTTTCAAACCAGGTCACGCCGTCCCGCTCGATGCAGATCACGGCGGCCGTCAGGTCGACAGCCAGGGAAAGGTCAACCCCGCCCAGCGCGTAGCTGTGCCGGAAGTCCTCCAGGGTCATGTTGTTGCCGAAGCACTTCTTCACATCCTGGGCCGTCAGCCATGCCTGGCTTGAGTTCTGCTTAATGTTGCAGTACTTCGTCAGGAACTCGACCCGTTTGGAAAGGCTTTCCCGGGCCGTGGCGATTTCTTTCAAAATGAACTTGATCGGCACGCTTTCCCCGAGACCAGGCAAGCTCTTCCTGAGCTCGTTCAAGTCATCCCAGCGATCCACGTCGTCGATTGTGTACAGGATAGGGAGAAAGTGTTCCTCTCTGCTGTTCCCCATCAGGAAGCCGGTTCCCCTGCGGAAGAGCTCATCATAGATTCCGTCGTTTTCATACCCGGCAGAGCTGATAGCAAGCCCAAACGGCTCAACCCGGGCGCCGGTACCGGAAACCATGACCTCCCACTGTTTCAGACCGCGGTCGCCCTTCCAGCTGCTGGCCTCATCACCCACCCAGCTCATCGGACCATAGCCGTCGCTTGTCTTGTCGGCAAATGGCAGCTTCTGGATTGTGGTGTTGGTTTCTTTGATGTACAACCCGCGGGTGCGGGTGCTCTTGGTCTTCTTCTTCAGCGCGGGTTCATGGTCCACGTTAAACTCCAGGGCAGCGTATGCAAGATCCGCCTGGGCAAGCTTAGGAGCGAGGAAATAGATTTCCGAGCCGAATTCCCCGCCGGCATACCCGAAATAAGTTTCGATGCCGGCTGCAATCAGCGTCTTGCCGCACTTCCGGCCGACCACCAACACGCACTCGGTGAACTGCCGGATGCCGTCGGCGTCCACAATCCCAAACATCAGACTGAGTGCCGCCTTCTGCCACAGCGACAGCTTGATCCGGCCGGGCGCCAGCTCGCCCTTGTAGTGGTGGCAATACTTCTCAATGAATCCGATCACGGCATTGGCCCGGCGCTGGTTGAAGTACCAGCGCTTACTTTCTAGCCCGTCTATGATCGTTTCGTACAGCATCCGGATCCACTTCCCGACGGTGATGCTGCCGTCCTGGATACCCTGATAATAGGAGTAAATCGCGTTTTCTTCGTTCATACCCGGAACTCATCCAGTTCGTCCTCTCCGTTGTCTTCATCGGCGGGGATCATGTCGGTCAGCTGTTTGATGATACTCTGATAGCTCTTGTCCGTTGCCGTGAATGTTCTGGATGCCGGACGCTCGCGTTCATACGGATCCGTTTTGTCAGACTGAGTAAACCACTCCGTCTCTCCCTTTTCCTCAATCTCCGCCCATAGTTTGTCAAGCCGGACACGCAGCCGGGCCGCCTGGATGATCAGACCCTGTGCCAGGGCGAACTGTTTCGGCGGCAGACCTTTATAGATCTCCGTCAGCCGTTCCACTTCCAACTGTTCCGGATTCTTTTTCATGGGAAATCTGCCTCCTTTCTTTCAAGTCCGCTCATTTCTGGTTAAGGTAGGGGGTCACGCGACATCTCGGAGCTTTTTTTGAAACTTCATCCCGGCCCTGCCGCCCGGCGCGGTTTTCGCGTTGACCAGGGGGGCCTCACAAGGTAACCCGGCCGGCTTCATCCACGCGCCAGCGCTTCTGCACCCGGTCCTTTTCTTCTTCGTGGCAATCCTTGCACAGCAACTGCAGGTTATCCCAGTTCAGCGCCACCTTCGGATCGTTCACGTTCTCAGCTGTCAGTGGAATCTTGTGGTGTACTTCCAGCGGCCGGTCCTTGCTCCCGGCCTCGATGATCCCGCGCGCCAAGCATTTCTCGCACAGCCCTCCCCGGTCTTGCAGGAACGCGGCCCGGCACTTCTTCCAGGCTCGCGTAGTGTAGAACCGTTCAATGGCTGCGTCATGATGCACAGCGGACCCTCCTCGCCGTTATGC